AATTTGTTCTAATTGAGAATTAACATGATTCCTGATATGAAATTGAAAGAACATGCTAGTAAAGATGAGTTAAGAGAGCTGTACTATGAATGTATGAAGTCTACTAGATTATTTGCTAGAGTGTTCTTTCCAAATAAATTCTCTATACCGTTTTCTGATAAGATTCATAGCAAAATATTTGAATTGCTTGATGATGATAGTAATCAATTAGTAGCGATAGCTGCACCACGAGGAATTGGTAAGACTAGTATACTATCAGCATTTGCGGCAAGACAATTATGCTATAGGCTTAAAAAGTATATAGTACCGATTAGTTGTACCGCTATGTCTGCATTAGAACAGAGCGAAAACTTGAAGTCTGAACTTACAAATAATGAAAATATAGTAAAGGTATTTGGAGATGCTAAAAGCAACAACTTTAGTAAGGAGTACTGGGATACTGTGTTTGGCTCAAGAGTGCGTCCACTTGGGGCAGACCAACAATTCAGGGGAAGACTATTTGGTAGTTTTCGTGTTGATTTGTTTTTGGCAGATGACTTGGAAAGTCCTGAGCGTTCTGATAATGAGGAGCAACGGGAAAAAAGAAAAAAATGGTTTTATAGCGATGTGCTCAACTCGGTAAATAGACATAGGAAGGATTGGAGAGTTATTGTAGTTGGAACTATTTTACATGAAGATTCACTTCTTGCAAATTTATTAGATAATAAAGACTTTGCGTCAGTTAGACTTGAGTTATGTGATGATGAATTTAATTCCAACTGGGAAGAAGCATTTAGTACTGAAGAAGTGAAAATCCTATATAATCAATTCTCAAATGCTAATGAAGTTGATGTATTTTTTAGGGAATATAGAAATCTTGCAGTACCTGTAGGTGAGCACGCAGCTTTTAAGAAAAGCCTGTTCAAGTATTATTCTCCTACTCTGGAAAAAATAGAAGATAATAGTGATGTAGTATTTATAGTAGTAGTAGACCCATGTAAAAAGGAAACTATGCAAACCGCAGAGTCTGCAATAGTAGTATGGGGAATTGATATAGAGAATGGGCTATTTTACTTTGTAGATTATTTTTCAGAGAAAGTTACAGGAAACGCTTTATATGATGAAATCATAAGGTTTATATTAAAGTATAATGCTATTGCCATAGGTATTGAAACTACTGGGTTGGAAGATTGGATAATTGAACCATTTAAGTTTAAAGTAAAACAGAGAGGAATATTTTGTAACATTATAGCATTGAAAGCTGGTAGAGGTTCAGCAAGAGGTAAGGGAAAGGAGCTTAGAATAAGAGGTCTTATTCCTTACTATGAACAAGGCAAGGTGTTTCATAATATACTGAAATGTGATAGATATGAAGTACAATTATTGAGTTTTCCAAAAGCCACTAGATGGGATATTATGGATGCTGCTTCATATTTACCTATGATGATAAGGGAGGGGAATCTGATATTTAATACTAAACAGAGAGATGAGATTACACTTAAATCTATTATGCCTCTTCCTAAACTTGTGAGACCTAACTATTGGATGTAAGGTGTGTTCAAAAATCGAACACATCTATTTGAATGAAAGGAAAGTATGGATAAGAAATATGTTGATATGAATTATAAGAATGTGGACTATAAGTATAAGTACCCAAAAGGTCTTAACCTAAAACCTGGGTCAAAACTACATGATGATTTGGTTAATGTAGTTATGGATTATATTAAAGAGTCTTATGATGTAATGTCTAAAAGGTATCCATCCTGGCGAGAAATTAATAGAGTCCTGACATCATATATCCCAACTGATAGCTATGAAGATGCAATTAAAAATGCAGATCCTAGAAAACCGTTAAGTATGGTAATACCAAAATCATTCGCAACACTTGATACTCTTCTTGCCTACTTTATGGCTGCATTTGGTGAACACCCTATATTCAGATATTCAGGGTATAGTGCTGATGATATAGTTGGAGCAAAGAAATTAGAACTGGCAGTAGGAATGCAGAATATAATGAAAAAAACTCTTCTCAATTTAAGAACCGCCTGGAGAGATGGATTTGCTTACGGAATAGGTGGGGTTAGTAATTTTTTTACAAAAGATATTGTCAGAAATGAGTTTAAGACCACCAAAGAAGAGACTAGTAAACTGTCGTGGAGAGGATTATTTAGTGGGTTGACTTTAAGTGATAATGTGGCAAATATAGTAAAAGAGAAAATAGTGTATGAGGGTAATAGTGTTACTAATCTAGACCCATTTTGTATGTTTCCAGATATTAATGTAAATTATAACGATATACAAAAAGGAAGTTACTTTGGATGGATTCATAAGACTAATATTTTTGATTTACTATCTGATGAAAAGGCTGGGAATGGAATATTTAATGCACTATATGTTAGACATCTACCACAAGCAACTAGTAGATACTTTTCTTCTGAATCTACTACTGGTAGAACCGATAGATTTACTAATCCATCAGTTTCTTACGGTAAAGATGCTGTGCATATAGTATATGTAGTAGCTAAAATATGTCCAGATATGTATGGGTTAGGAAAGGAAAGTTATCCACAAAAGTGGTTGTTTGGAATAGCTGGGGATTCTATTATTGTTAGAGCTGAACCATTATCTTTTGCACATAATCAATTTCCTATTGCAGTATGTGCACCAGATACAGATGGGCACTCACCTTTGAGTATGGGAAGATTAGAGGTTGTGTATCCTTCTCAAGCTGCAATGGATTGGTTTATATCTACTCATGTAGCGAACTCAAGAAAAACTGTTAATAATATGTTTGTAGTTGACCCTTACATACTAAATATGGACGATATGATTGAGAGTAAGGCAGGATTACTTGCTCGTATAAGTAATAGATTCTGGGGAGAAGCGGGAGCAGTTGATAAGGCAATTAAACAGCTACCAGTGTATGATGTAACTAGAGGCAATATCGCAGATGCAGCTTACTTATCAGATGTAATGAGAGAAGCAGCTGGAGATGCAGAAAACGTAGTCGGTATGCAAAGAAAGCATTCTGGACGTGTTACTGCTGCAGAGATAACAACTTCTAGGTCTTCTGCATTAGGAAGACTGGCAAGTTTAGCCCAAATTGTTAGTATGCAGTTACATCAGGACCTATCTTTTCAACAGGGACACAATACCATACAGTTTATGAGTGATGATATATGGGCAGAGATAATTGGCGATGAAAGAGAATATGCAGAGCTAATGCCACAACAAAATAGAGTTCCTATAACTAGATCTGATATTGATATTAACTTCAATATTGTTCCTGGAGACGGTACTATTCCAGGTGCTGTTGATGTAACAACATTGCAACAAATGTTTCAAATTATAGCTACACAGCCAGCTCTATATCCATTGTACGATTTAGGAAAATTATTCACAGTAATTGCAAAAGGAGCTGGAGTAAAGAACATATCTCATTATTTAAAAAATGTCTCGGCTACAACTATGCCTGATGAAGAGGTAGTTAGACAAGCCGAGAAAGGAAACTTAATCCAATTATAGGAGACTAAGTATGAAACACACAAAGTATGCCGAGATAGTAAAAGCAGATGCTATGGTACAGGCAGAATTGGGAATAATTACAAAAGATAAGTTATCTGGAAGTTATCAACAGTTCTGCTTATTTCAAGAAAATATCTGCTGGGTTGATATAGTAGGGTTTTTACTTGAAAAGTTATCATTGTTCAACAAAAGACTTATAGTGGCAAGGGAAATAGATGATATTGCCAGACTACAAGGACAGATAACTGAAATTCGTCAATTAATAGATTTACCAAAAATAATAGCTGAAGAATTAAAAAGGGAGACCAAAAATGAAACAACCATTACAAAGTGATGTAAGTAATGTGTCAAATGTAGGTAATGCTGTATCTAGTGGTGCAGCAGCTGCGCAAGCTAAAATATCAACTGTTGCACCTGTTGCGCCTGTTGAGCAACCTCCTGTACAGACACAGGAGCAGGTAATTACACCAGAGACTTTGCAGGCACAAATTAAAGATATTGTAAAAGAAGCATTCTTACAATATGCACCACAGCAAGTACAAGGACAACAGGAACCTACTAAATTAGCCCTTAGTCCTCAACCTATTGCAACTAGTAAAGAAGAATTAGATGCAATGTTGGAAGATCCAAGTAAGTTGTCAAAACGTGTAAATGAGTTAGTATTTTCATATATTGAGCAAGCATTTACAACACTTCCTAGTATGATTAATAATACTGTAGTAAATGCTGTATCTTTAGTAAAGGAAACAGAGAGCTTTTTTGCAAATAATCCTGACCTAATACCATACGAAGGTATTCTTGGTCAAACACTAACAGAGTTGCATGCTCGGTTTCCACAAATGACTATAAATCACTTGCTCCAAGAATCTGGGAGAACACTCAGGACTAAATACAATTTGCTTCCTCGTCCTTCTGCAGCTCAAACTCTTCCTATTCCTCCTATTGCCCCTGGTGGAAATGGAGGAGCAACAGGTAACTATGCTCCTCCATCTGCTACTAGTCCACAACAGGTGGGTAAAAGAAGTTTGGCAGATGAGGTTGCAAGAACTTTTAATATTAAATAACCTAACTGGAGGCTGTATGGAACCATCAAATAGTCGAATTGACCGTAACGTAGCTGGATTAGTTAATCGAGTCTACAATCTTACACAAGGAACCATAACTGCATTTTATCTTAAATCCTACCAGGATATAGTACGAATTACTACTACTGCTGGTTCTGGTAATATGACCGTTTATCTTCCGCCTGTATCACAATGTATAGGAAAGCTTCTTTCTATTATGTTGATAGCTCGGGGAGGTACTGAAGTAGTATCAATTGCAGACATAGACGATTCACTGGATTGGGTAGATATTACAAATATGGATGCAGTTAATGATTCATTACTACTGTACTGTGATGGTCTAAAGTGGCATGTAGTAAAGAACGACATAGCATAGAAGGAACAAGTAGTATAGCTATGGCACCAACATCTTAATAATTAATAATAGTCTTCTGCTGGAGACCCAGAAGTCAACTTAACAGAGGAGAATAATATGTCAAGTTTTATGGGAATGAGAGGAAGTGGTAACTTTGCGGCTAATGAGCGACCCGAAAGTTGGCTCCAGGGAATTCTGTATGAGTATCCTAATGGAGATGCACCACTTATTGCAATTTCGTCTATGATGAAGTCAGAGCCAGTAGATGACCCACACTTTCACTGGTGGACCAAATCACTACCGTCACAAAGAGCTACTGTAACTGGAAGTTATATTGATGCAGCTTTAAGTACTGCCTATGTCTATGCAACTCATCAGGCAACTCATGGTGTTACAGGTGGAGTTGTGTACATGAAAATGAGTGCTGTAGATATTGTACACTTTCGGATTGGTCATCAAGTAGTATTACGCGATGCAGATAGACCAAGTGTTACTGTTCTTGGCAAGGTAATTGCTAGACAAGCTAATGGCAACAGTTCATACATTGGATTGATGCTTCTTGAAGCTGATGATAACGACCCAAGTCCTGCTACGTATAATATATCAACAGTTGATGTGGCAATTGTTGGGGCTTCTATGCAGCCTGAAGGCTCTCCAATGCCTGATGCTATTGCATATAACCCTATAGAGTATGAAAATTTCACTCAAATTATTGAGACTCCCTTATTCATTACACGTACAGCAATGAGAACAAAGCTGCGGACTGAAGATGCATATCTAGAAGCAAAGAGAGAAGCTGCAGAGATTCATTCCGTTGCTATGGAAATGCAAAGAATTTTTGGCGTTCCCTATTCTGGAGTTGGAGATAACGCAAAAAAGGAGCGTTCTAGTATGGGATGGCTACACTTTATTAAAACGTATGCACCTAATAATGTAAGTGATTTTCCTACTAGCTCTATATATGCAGGTAAAACTTGGGTTCAAGCTGGAAAGACATGGTTGAATGCCTCGTTAGAGCAGATATTCAGATATGGTTCAAATGAGAAGTTAGCATTATGTGGTAGTGGAGCACTACTTGGTATTAATACTCTAGCAGAGACATATGGAAGTATTAATTTAGTACCAGGCGCTCCAGCATATGGAATAAAGGTAAAAACTTGGGAAACTCCAGTTGGTACATTACATTTAAAGACACATCCTAAATTTAACCAGGAAGAGACAATGCGGTACTCTATGCTAATTATAGAACCTAAAAATATGATTAGACGAGTGATTGATGATGTAACTTTTAAAGCTGACAACGAATTTGAAGGTGGAGTTGGAAAGGTTGATGGAAAGAATGAAAGTTTTATTTCCGAAGATGGATGTGAATTTCACTTTCCAAATAACCATGGCTTTTTGACTGGTGTAGGTCAAAATAATAATTTGTAGTACAGATGAACAAAGTGCGTATATTACAATGTACGCACTTATGTTCAATTTTCGAACACATCTTATAATGAGGATAAAGTGAATTTATTACAACTTAGAACATTTTTTATTAGTACCTATGGTAAATTTAATCTAGTAAAAGATAATGTTAGCTATGTAGATAATGGTGCTAATGAATATATAAACTTAGCATTAAAGTATCTAGAATCTAAATATCCTCAAGATTCTAGTGTTAGGGTTTATAAGAAGGATGTAGCTGCAAATACATACAGAGTAGATATAACTCTAGCTAAATATATATCTTCTGTGTGGTGGCAAACTGATAGTTCATTTACTCAATTAGAGCCAATTAAGTATAGTAAATTATTGGAAAATTATATAAAACCCATTACAGAAAATAATAGTGGAGATGTTATTTATTATTGTGCTGTAACTAATAAGCTACATCCTTCTCAAAAATCTTTAACCTCTGCTAACTATACTACTCAATTTACAAGAGGAGGTAGTGAAATATTATTTTCAGACCAGGGGGATGCTGAAGAGTATGATAGTATTATACTTGCGCCAATTCCAGCGTCTAATGGAACAATAACGATAGAAGGAAAGTTTATAGAGCAGCTAGTAGATGATACTGATATCTGTATTTGGTCTGTTAAGTATCCATTACTTGTAGCTACAGTAGCTAATATGCTATATGATGGGCTTAGAGGTGGTATTGATTCTATGAGTAGATTTGTGTTAGCTGTAGATACACTTATGAAAGAATTTAGTAAGGATAGAGTTAACGAAGAAATAAGGTTATTTAATCAGATAGGAGGTTAGTGTGATAGTAAGTAGAGTATCTACACTTATTGATTATAAGTCAGTAAAAATTAGAAAGCTTGTAGAAAGAGTGAAGGATTATTGTGATTCACTAAATATTTTGGAGGTAAGTATGGATTTAAGTAAGTTGTCAGATAAAGAACTAAATGTTCTTGTAGAAAAGGATTTAGGCGGCAGAGTAGGAATACTTATTAGAGAAGAAGTAGAACGAAGGAGCAAAGATAGTATTGTAGATAATACTAAAGAGTCGATACCACAGCAAAAGGCTAGAAAAACTAAATCATCTGGAGTATTAAAATAGTGAGTATGTATGATATTACTGGCATCTTTCGTAAAGGATTACGTAAAAGTAGTAGAGATGTTGACGGTGGAGCTATTGTATTTAATAATCTCGAACCTAAAGCATCTGGCATCTTTGGGTATCGACCTATATATCCTGTAGTAAGTGAGGAAATATTACGGAGATATGGTATTGTAATAGTTCCACCGTTTCCTCAAGTATATGTTGGTAAACAACATACTTTTCTACTTGATAGAAATACTATTTTCATAGTAGGGGAAGATGATATATATCCTATTTCTACATATGATATTACTAGTCCTTCTACACCTAAAGCTATAACTCCTGGAGACCCTTGGCAGATAGCAGATGCTGGAGAATCAGTACTATTTTTTAATGGATACTGTTCTGTACTAATGTTAGGTACTGAAAGAATGAAAGAAAGACCAGAAAAACTTTATGTAAGTACCCTAGCAGTTAACGCTGGAACTTATTATAAAGGTAGATTTATTTTTGGTGGCTTTCGGTATGGGATAAGTTCGACTTGGAAAGATTTCTGGAAAAGTTTAGCTGACGTAAGAGGTATTAGTCTTAATTATAGTGTAGACTTAAAACTCAATCAAATTTGGTGGACAGTGATTGGAGGTAATGATGTAGGATTCTTGTTTGATTATCAGAGTGCCATGTCTGGCTATATAACTACTAGTGATGGTCTTGCAACTACACCCTTTAATCAGTTTGTACTGGAAATGGTACAGAGGAATGATTTTGGTTCAGCCGTAATGCCTAGTCAGGGAGAAGTTAAGGCTATCAAAAATTTTGGTGGAGGATTTATAGTCTATACTTCATCAGGTATACATTTATTTAAACATAGTTATGAACCTGTTACTGGAACACCAGCTTTTGAACAGGTAGATTTAAGTGATATTGGTATACCTAACGGTGGCTGCGTTGGAGGAGATGAGAGTGTACATCTTGTATTAGGTATAGATAGTAAATTAAGACTACTTACGTCTGAAGGATTAAATACTTTAGGATATCGAGAGTGGTTCTCACAATATGCTGGTAATTGGAATCAAATAAGTTATGATAAAATAAATAATAGGTTTTTTATTTGTGTACAGGATAAGACATTTGTATTAAACTTTGATAATGAATATA